GACTAGGCGGTCCGAAACCTTCGCTTTCTCAGCAATCCACCGGTCCGACCGCTGCGACCATTCCTGATCGTCCAGTAGCATTTTGACAGCTTTTCGCTTGTCAGCATTGGAGCGTTTCAGCCCGTGTTCAGCGTTGGCACCGACCGAGGCCAAGATTGCATCACGTCGCGTTCCGGTGTGGACATTGGCTTTGATTGTTCCCAGCCCAACCTTGACGTGAGCATGGAAACGGTGGAATCCATCTGACAGCCAGTAGTCAGTGCCGTCGGAATAAACGTCAATCGGTGGCAATGCGTCACCGTTGGTTTCCGTTAGAACTTCGGCGTATGCATCAACAACGTCCGTGTCCAGCTTGACACGTGCTTGCGTCCCGCCTTCAAAATTAATTTGTTTGACTTGCAATGTCTTCAGCATGAAAAAACCCTTCTTTCAGGTCCGCTGCACCAACCTAGACAAGCTAGATTGACGGACCCAAAAGAAGGGCTTCTCGTCTTCTAACTTGTCGTTACGGTTGGTGCAAGTCACATTTTTACGCAGGATTCCTATCTGTAAATACCAATCCGGCACTTCTATTGCTTTTGTCGAAAAATGTTGCTACGTGGCGATCGTGTGTTTCTCAGCAAGTGAATCACAGTTGCGTGCTTTCTGTTTATTACCCTGCCTATCTCGCAGATCTGGTAGCCCTCTTGTGAAAGCTCCTTAACTAGTGCTTTGCGTGCTCGCACGATTTCAGTGATCTTGCTACGTCCTAGTAACTGGCTCCGAATCACCTCGTGCTGTTCACACACCGCTTCAATGATTTCGCTAGGTCGTCTCATGTTGCCGCCTTAGAATAGTGATTGTTGCCGTGACTCTTCGATCGCCTGATAGCAATGCCGCACTGCAATCGGATAGTATGAGTCCTTCAACTCAAACCCGACTGCCTTGCGTCTCATCTTGATTGCTGTGTAAAGCTCGCTTCCGATTCCCGCAAATGGTGACAAGACGATGTCGTTTGGATTGCTCCACATCCAGACTGCACGCTCAATGACATCGAGTTGTAGTGGGCAAATGTGGCGTTCATCGTCGGCGTCTCTGGCTTCGTTTTTGTTCAGTGTGTTCGACTGGCGAATGTCCATCCAAACAGGTGAGGCATATCGTCGCCACGCCTCATGTGAAAGATTGCCTGTTGTTGGCGGGTCGCTGCCAGCCCAATGGTCGACGCCTTCACTGTGAACAATCGGCTCTAAGTTTTCTCCAGGTGCTCGCATTGTCACAAGGTAATCTGGTATGCCTTGTCGTGATTTGCTGGAATCCTTACACAACTGCTTGTGCATCAACCCCAATGCCTTTGTGCGAGTTGCTTCGATGAGCGGGTCTTTCCAAATGACGGTCTCTGAATGAAAGATAAACCCGCAATTCTGAAATGCACGAATTAGATCTCCACGAAAATCCTTTAACCCAATATAGCCGTCCCGCTCTTTCATTGCAGGAATGTTCATGCAGTGGAAACTGACGTGGCGACCTGGCTTTGTGACACGTTGCAACTCTGGAATCAGATAGTTGAAATGCTTCCAGAATTCTTCATCGTCCGCACAATTCCCCATGTCTCTTTCGCTATCACTGTAGGTGTAGAGGCTTGCAAAAGGTGGACTGAAGATTGTGTAACCGATCGAGTCATCTGGAAGTTTTTTAATTAATTCACAGCAATCGCCGTGCATTACCGTGAACTGTTCGTGTATCGCTTGGTTTAGGCATTCTGGCATTGCATCCACTCCGGTAATTGGATTTGCTTGTTAGGTGTGTAGTCTGCGATGGCTTGGCGAGATCCAAGCGACTGCAACATTCCGCTACGCATGCTGATTGCCATCTCCGAGGCCATGCGTTCAAAGTCGTGCTGCTTACGTTTAAGAACATTGGCAATGCCGATCTCGTCTTCTGACATCATCAAGTGTGCATTGACTGGAAGCTTTTGACCGAATCGCCAGAATCGCCGAATAACCTGATACCAGTCTTCAAATTTGTACGATGCGAAGAAGATCGTGTTATTGCAGTGCTGCCAGTTCATTCCATATCCACCGATCTTCGGCTTCGTGATCAGTCGCTTAATGTCCCCGCGTGTGAACGCTTGCAGTTTCTCGGCCTTGTCTTTGTCGTTTCCGCGAATGGCGACTGCACCGGGAACGTGACGACTCAGAACTTCATCTTCGTGGTTTGTGTCACACCACATTACCCAAGGTACATCGGAGCCGTTAACAAGCTTGGCCACTTCAACAGCTTTGGCCTCAATTGTTCTCCGCTTCTCCTTGTGTACGTTTGTAGCTGAGACCTTGCCACCAGGATGAAACAAATGTCCCGACGCTTCTTGCTCACACTGAATAATGTGCTCATGGATTTTCAGCTCTGGCAAGTCGTATCCATCGTCATTAAATCCAATGTCAGAAGGCCTGGTGATTGCCATTGCCCATGACGCAACCCAATCCCAGAAGTCACGGTCAGCATGTCCACGTAAACGCCATTTTGAAGTGTCTCCCCCATCGTGAATGAAGTAGTTGGCGAGCATTACATCACGCTGCATCCAGCCCAAGAACTCCGATTGCGTTCCCAGTTCCATGTGATCATTCGGTGCAGGCGTTGCAGTTTCTGACATACGATACTTCGTCTGCCGGAACGCTTCAGTGATCTGCTTGCGTACCTTGCCCTGTGCGTTCTTGAGTACGCTTGCTTCGTTCAGCACGACCGCATCAAAGTCGCCCGGATCGAATTTATGCAGTTTTTCATAGTTTGCGACATTGATACCGCTTTTAACATCAGCCGATGACTCGCAAATGCGGATTTCGACATTGATGCCAAACTTCTGCGCCTCGTCGACGATCTGATTTGCAACCGCAATTGGACAAAGAATAAATGACCGCTTGGTCTCGCCTTTCATGGTTAGTGTGTCCAGCCATGCCAATTCCATTAACGTTTTCCCAAGCCCGCAATCCGCAAAGATCGCCGCCCGCCCTTTCTTACAGGCCCACTTGACTATCGCTCGCTGAAACTCAAACGCATACGGATTGATTTCGCCGTCGCTGACGTCGATACCGCAATCGGACGCTCGCCTGTGCTTACCTGCTATGAAGTCCTGATAGCTCACTTGCTCCCCCTGTTCTTGTGCCTCGTTGGTGTCAACTTACTCGTTTTGCATTGCCTGATTGACAGCGTGTCGAATCGTTGCCGCACAACCGGCAATCCGCTTGTTGACGTTGCTCAACAGGTCGATAGATGCCTTGCTAACGGTGACAGTGCCGGCCAATGCCTCAACCTTATCGGCAACTTCGAGCAACTTCTCATGGTCCGGTCGAAGTGCTGCAATACGTTCCTGTTCGAGCTGCCGTTGTCGTTCGCGTTCGACCGCTTCGGCCTGTTCACGCTTTATCCGTTCCTCAGTCTCACGTGCCGCATTTTCCGCTGCCTCACGCCGCTCCTGCTCCATGCGAATTGCGTGTTCTCTTGCTTGCCGCTCCTCTTCCAGTTTGCGTTGCTCTTCTCGCAATGCCGCCTCTTTCGCTGCAATCTCAGCTTGCTGTTGTCGCAGCTTTTCTTCCGCTTCCTGCTGCAACCGTTCGCGTTCCAGCCGTTCGGCACGTTCCTGTTCCGCTGACTCCTTGCGTACTCGGCTGGCTTCAGTTGCGTTGGCGAGTTGCTTGCCAAATTCTTCGTCGCTCCATTCCTCAACAATTATCGGATGAATGCCGCAACCCTGCTCTTTCAGTTTTTCGAGACGGTCATAAAGCTTCGCACGCTTGGCCTCTTGCTCCTTACGTTTGATCTCCCCGATCGCTTTGTTGTGTGCATCCTCTTCGTCTTGCAATTGCTTTTCGCGTTCGATGATCGGTGCCATCAATTCCTTCGCGGTGCCGTCAACTTGCCGTCCGTATTCCAACGCCCCGGCCTTGAGTTCTTTGCGTCGGTTCTCAATGGAGACTCGATCTGCCTTTAGGTCCAATCTTGCCGACCGAACCATCTGATATCCGGCCTTGTCGTCTGGCCCTCCAATCTTCAGGTCTTTGTATCGCTCGCATTTCTCAGCGATTGCTGATGCTGCGATTGGATACGTGATGACGCTTAGGTCTGTTGTGGTAGTCATTTGCTTGGTCCTTTGATTCGAATACAGTTGACAGTTTCCCCTTTGCAGTTCGTTGTCGTGACATACAGTACGATCTGCTTTCCGATCCAATTGCTTGGCTTCTTTCCGTGAATCTTGGCAATGGAATCCCCGTTGGTACGGTTCATCACCAGCGGCTTTTTCGCTCCCTTGAAGTGAAGTAAAGGTGCTTTCTTTTTCGCCCCGCCACGCAAAGTCAGTTCAACATTTGGCTCAATTTTTGTGATTGTGACAAGAACGTCACCGTGATCGATAATGTCCATCCATCGCAGGTACGTTGAATCGAACAACGCCTCGTAATGGTCCACGCTCATAAATCGCTCCAATCTAAATCGATGGATTCTCCGGGAAACGTAAACCCGTCCGGCACTGGCCTCGCTTGCACCTTTGCCAGCATATCTTTTGCCATGCGAATGAAATGCGGGATCTCATTGTAAAGTGCATCGTGAATTCGCTCGTCACGTTCGACGATCAAGTGGAACGGTTGAAGTTGTGGATGCCATGCATAGAAGTGGCACGTGCTGCGACCTGTTACCCATAGCTCCCCCTGAACTTGCATCAAGTATTCATCTGGCAATGTCCCGGCGTTGTGATACTTAATCAGCGTCTCAGCTTTGGGACATTTAACCTCGAGCACTGCATCGTCACCAATCAATCCATCTGGAGAGCATCCGCACCAATCAGTCAGTTCGCAGAACCCAACCTTTTCAACTTGTAATCCTGTCGTCTGCTCAAACTCAGCAACTGCGTACTCTTCAGCCTCTATCCCGTACTGCATCCAGTAAGTTGGCATGAACTCGGTTGACTCAACTCCCAGCCGCTCGGCAACAATCTCAGCCGCGTAACTGATTGCCGACTTCGACAACTTAAGCTGCTTGGCTGTGACGATGTCGCCAAACCGTGACGCCGTCGCCTTGCCCTTGCGGATTTGCTCCCATTGCTCTGAACCTTGCGGAAATGTGTGTATGATCATAGCGGCCTCGTGTAAATCTCTTGCAGTCCCATTTGTCGAGCGATTTTAATCTCAGCTTGCACGCCGATTGATCGCTCCCAGCCGTCTTGCATTAGCACCATGATCTGTTGACACGCTCTCAACATTCGCTCGTCGAATTGCTTCCAGTAATCCCAACCGTGCGGCAAGTTGCCAGACAATGCAATCGGATGCGTATGACTGATCGGTGAGAACACATGAAACCCGCCCTGCATCAGTTTTGCTGCTGTGCTGTTTGCGACTTCGAATCGCCGCTGCATCACTGCCGGATCTTCGTGCGTATACGGCGTGGCAAGGTAGATCATGGCAACACCACACATTCGCCGCGTATGCCTTCAATTACCTCTTTACCGCTGCGAAGCTTCAGCATTCGTTCCGTGCGAATTCCCTTCTGTTCATCACGCACCTCGACCACTTTCCATTTTGTTCCGGCTGTTGCCAATGTTCCTTTCAGGCTGCGAATATCAACCCGCAATGTGACGTCAATCATCGCCTTGCATTGCTCCAGGTGCTTGCGTCGAATGTAGCTTGCCTTGTCTTGTGTAATGTCGTTTCTCGATGCCACCGATTGACATGACATTCCGTTTGCGAAGTCCACTAGCACTTTTGAAGCGTCACAAGAACGCTTACCAACATTCTGGGCTTTTGTGACATAGTCGTCTCGCAAACTCTCAGTTGCTCGTCGCTGTCGATATCGCTGCAATGCCCGCAACGCTCGATTGCTGCCTCTCGGTGCGTTCCAGTACGCGGACCATAAACGATCTTCTGCACGCTCGTATCTGTTCTCTGTGTAGTCCAGTGCCTCATCCATTTCGATTCCCTCCCAGGTTTGTGCGTACCGATACAATCCTGTCCCGCATGCCTCGATAGATTGCCTTCAGCCTGTTGACGGAATGGCTGCCATTGATACCGGCGTTGCTCAGTTCGCATGCAACGTCCGTGATCGCCTCGTCCAGTTCAACCAGGTCTGACTCGATGACGTTTGCAATTGTGTTGATCGCCTCGAATACGTCGTGCTTCCAAACTGTCATTGTCAGCGTGTCGAGTTGATCTCCAATCGCTGCAAGCTCAACGTCAATTTCATCGCACTGACCGCACCCGCAATGCGTCAAGTCGAGACAGCCGCATTTATCACAGCGTTGCATTGTTCGTCCTTAGTTGTGTGTTAAAGATTGAGCGAAAACGACGGCACGAATGGTCTCGTTTTCAATAATCGCTTCGCCACCGTTCCGCTCAATCCAATGTGTTACAGGTCAAGCGGAAGCGACGGAACTTTGGGTTTCGGTTTCAAATTCCACATCGCCGCCGTTCCACTTGACCCAAAGATTCTTGAGCATCAGTTTCGTCGCCAGCAACATGCCATGATTGTGACAGTGCCCCTTGCTGGTCTCCGGTCGCTTGGCTTGGAAGTCCTCTTTCTTGACGTCATACCGTTCGCGGTAGATCGACTTGTTCTGTTTGACGATATTCTCCCCGATCAGATACGAGATCGACCGACGCCGCGGTGAGTAGCCGAATTCTTCCCAGTCGCTTGCATGCAACTTGACCGGACCTTTGCCGCTTTTCCACGTGGCTCCCATCTGGGTGACGCCGCCTTTCTCGTATGGAGCACAGCCAAGACGCTTCCAGAGCTTGCCGGGGTTTGCGTAGTTGGAAAGATTGCCTGCTTCACCGAT